TTCACGCTGCTCTCCTCGATGGAGTCCCTCGTGCGCGAGGCCAGGTCGATCCCGTGCGAAGTGGAGGCGAGGCGATGAGCAGCAGCGAACTCCAAGCCGCACTCCTCGCGCTCGACGAGATCACGGCGCAGCGCGACGAGGCACGGCGGCTCGTCATCGAGGCCGACTGGTGCAAGGATCCGGCCGCCAAGTGGCCCGACCTCTGGGCCGCGCGAGGGTGGCCCGTGCCGGGGCCGGAGACCACGACGCTCACCTGCCCGTACTGCGACTACCGCGAGGTCGTGCACGCGAAGCCGTCGCCGAGCGATCATTCCATGTGTGCCTTCTGCTCGATGGAGCACCACGCGCCATGACCGACCTTCTCACTACCCGCCAGGTCGCCGAGCGGCTCGGCGTCACTCCCGGCCGCGTGCTCCAGATGGCGCGCGAGCGCATCATCATCCCCGAGCATCGTGCCGTGACGCTGCTCTGGCGCGAGCAGGACTTCCCGCGATTCGCGCGCAGGCCGCGCGGCCGGCCACCGAAGGGCGGTCACGCTTGCCGCTCGTGATCGTTAGGCGCGAGGGCGAAGGCATCCGCGTGTCGTGCGGCGGTGAATCAATCGACATCGTGATCGGCAAGATCACGGAGACACGGTGCACGCTCGACTGCACCGGGCCTCGTTCTCTCAAGGTCGAGCGAATCGAGACAGGAGCCTGTGATGATCACAGACAAGCAGCGCGAGGCAAGGACTCGCGGACTCGGAAGTAGCGACATGGCCGCCATCTTCGGCGTGTCGCGTTGGAAGTCGGCCGTCGATGTGTGGGCCGAGAAGACTGGTCGCGTGGAGCTTGAGTCGGGATACCCGAGCGAGGCCGCGAAGATCGGCTCGGTCGTGGAGCCTGCGCTACTCGCGATGGCGAGCGAGCAACTGGGCCGGAAGGTCGTGGCCCCGTCGAGCACATTCGTGCGCGGCGTGCTCCGCGCGAATGTGGACGGGATGCTCGATCGCTTCGAGCGCGGCTCGGACATCGTCGAGGCGAAGTGCCACGGATCGCCCGTAGGCTACGGCGCGCCGGGATCGTCGGCCGTGCCCGAGGCCGTCATGCTCCAGGTTCAACATCAGATGCTTTGCGCCGAGTCGCAGCGCGCATATGTGGCCGTCCTCGACGGGAGCCACCTTTCGTTCGCGCTCTACGAGGTTCCGCGCGACGAGGGCTACTGCCACGAGATCGAGGCCCGAGCGGCCGAGTGGTGGGAGAAGCACATCGTCGGCGACACGCAACCCGAGGGCGCGTTCACGCTCGACACGGCGGCGCGCGTGACCCGGCAGTCGGGCGCGGCGACGCACATCCCGAGCGAGATCATGGAGGCGTACATCGTGGCGCGCGAGTCGGCGACGGCGGCGGATCGCGCGCTCGACAATGCGAAGGCGATGCTCCTGACCGCTCTGGGGCAGGCCGAGATGGGGGCCGGCGGCGGGTGGCGCGTCTCCTACCGCGAGCGGTCGCGGTCTGGCGTGGACACCAAGCGACTGCTCGCCGACAACCCGGAACTCGCCGAGCGGTACGCGACGCGCACGACCTTTCGGGTGCTCGACGCTCGACCGGAAGGGGGCCGCGCGTGACGAAGCCCACGAAGACCACGACCGACGGCGCGCCCGTCGGCCTGCGCCGCGCGCTCATCGCCGCCCAGAGGGATCTCAAGGCCGTGCACAAGGGCAGCGAGAACGCCTTCCATCGCTACCGCTACGCCTCGGCCGAGGACATGATGTCGGCGTGCCGGCAGGCACTCCACGCCAACGGACTCTCGGCGCGGCGCACAAGGTGGAGCACGGAGTCGAGCGAGACTCACACTTGGCTCGTGTGCTCGTACGAGCTTGCCCACGAGTCCGGGGAGGTCGAGCACTACCCGATGGCGACGAAGTGGCCCTTCGCCGAAGAGAAGGGCAGGCCGCTCGACAAGGCTCTCGCCGGCGCGCTCACCTCGTCGCTCGGGTACTGGCTCCGCGATCTCCTCCTCGTGCCGCGTGACGATGAGGAGATGGACAAGCGCGACGATCGGGCGCACGATCCCGAGGTGCTCGGCATCGCGCGAGCGGGCCGACTCCGCGCGCAGGCGACCAAGGCCGGCGTGACGATCGCGCAACTCCGCGAGAGACTTGCCGCCGACGGCTTGACGCTCGGGGAGGATCCTGTATCGTGGCCCGCAGCAGCAGCGGCACGCATCGCCGCCGCGCTCACGACGAGCGCGTGATTCGGTTCCTGTTTCTCTCCCGTGCTTCGCGTCGGTGACAATCGGCGCGAAGCCTTCAAAGACTAGACCGCGCTCGGCGGTGCGCCTCCGCGAAGGAGGCCCGAGCACAGCAGCACGGGCGGCTCCGTAGGCCCGAGGAGATACGAGGATCGGTTCGCCTTCCGCACTTGTGCGGGGCAGTCGGCGCGGCAAAGCACGCTCCGATCGAGAAGCGAGTCGAGAGTCTTCCGCGCTGACCACGCGGGAGCCAGGTGCACTCGATGCACTTGGGGAGAGGCCATGACCTACCCGCGCCGATGTCCCGGCCGAACAGGATGAGAGTCATGGCACGCGCAAAGGCGACGGCGACGGCGACGAACAGCAGTCCCAGCCACGCGCGACTTGAGGGAACTTGGGTCGCGTGGCTCCGGCTCTGGCTCTGAACAGCAGTCGTAGCCGGAGACACATCAGGAGCAGTCGTGTAGAGTAGGGATCGCGTCGTGCAGGATGCACGAGGCACTAGCACCACAAGGAGAGACCATGCCGGATCGAATCGAACTATCGAAGATTGTGTTGGACGCGGGTACGCAGATGCGCGAGCGGATCGATGAGTCCGTGGTCGCCGAGTACGCCGATGTGCTCGACCAGTTGCCGGCGGTCGCCGTGTACTCGGTCGGCCGTCGGTTCGTGCTCGTCGATGGATTCCATCGCTACTACGCGCACTCTCGCGCGGAGGCTCGTGACATCCTCGCGACGGTGATCGGCTCGGGCACGATCGAGGAGGCGCGTTGGATCGCGTGCGCGGCGAACGCCACGCACGGCCTGCGTCGGTCGAACGAGTCCAAGCGTCTGGCGGTCGAGGCCGCGCTCATGCTGCGACCCGGATCGAGCGACCGCGAGGTCGCCGCCCATGTCGGCGTGAGTCACACGATGGTCGCCAAGATGCGCCGCTCGATCGACGATTCAGCCTCCGGTAAACCTATTGAAGCCGCGAAGAGTGGCAACGGTTGCCACTCTTACGGGGTCGAGGAGGATTCCCACGCCGATGAGGTCGAGGACATCGAGCCGCTAGGAGACGATCTGGAGCCTTTGGACTCCGAGGCTCCCGTAGGGGAACCCGTCACGCTCGACGAGCGCATCGCGCACGCACGCGCCCGCATCGGGGTGCTGCTGAAGGGACTGGAGCGGTGGCGTGCCGAGGCCGACCGCATCGCCGCCGAGGAGGCGGGATCCGGGATCCACATCGGGACGATGGATCAGTACTGGCGCGACCTCCGGCTCTCGATCGACCGCGCTCGGCCGGCGGGGCCGTGCCCCAAGTGCAAGGGCGGCGGATGCCCCGCGTGCGGCAACCTCGGATGGATCTCCAAGATGCGCGCCCAGGTGCTGCGCGGGATCGGAGGCGACCAATGATCGACCTTCAAACCGGCGAGATGACCTTCACCCTGCGATGGGTTGCCGAGTTCGTTGGATCACCGGATCACTCGGTGCAGCGGTGGGCGGTTCGTGGTTGGCTTGAATGCGCCGAGGGCGGCGGTCGACAGCGAGTCCAACGGTACTTCAATCTGCGGCAGGTTCGGCAGGCGTATATCTTGGGGATGTTGCTTCGGAACACGGGCGCGAAGCACCCGAGCGGATGGATGAATGGGCCGAAGTTGCGCGAAGTCCTGCGCCGGATGCCCAACCGCCCACCACATGAACCGCTCTGGCTTCTGATTCATCGCAAGAACGGAGCCTCTGTCTGGCGTTGGTTGTCCGTCGAGTCCGTCGAGGATGTTCTGAAAGTCGGCTTGCCTGACGGTAGTTCCCTGCTCGGCATTCCTTCGGTACACGGAGTCTGACACATGGAACTCCGCCCATACCAGAGCGAGGCGATCGCCTCGGCAATGTCGGCATGGCATCGGCATAGGTCGGTGCTTATGGTCATGGCGACGGGCCTCGGCAAGACCGTGACCTTCGCCCACATCGCCCGAGCCGTGATCGAGCGCAAGCGTCGAGTCCTCGTGGTAGCTCACACGCAGGAACTCGTGAAGCAGGCGGTGCGCGCGCTCGAGCGCGTGTGCGCGTGCGAGGTAGGTGTCGAGATGGCCGACGAGGCGAGTCCCGAGCACTCGCTCGTGACGCTCCCGCCGCCGATCGTGGTCGGCACGGTGCAGACGCTCACGGCCAAGCGCGGCAAGGGACTGCGCGTGCACAAGTTCAAGCCGGAGGACTTCGGCCTCGTGATCTTCGACGAGGCGCACCATTCCGTCGCCGCATCGTGGCGCAAGGTCGCGGCATGGTTCGACCAGAGCGACCGAGTCAAGCGGCTCGGCGTGACGGCCACGCCCGACCGCACGGACGGGAGCGCGCTCGGTGCGCTGTACGACGAGTGCGTCTTCGACTACGGGATCCGCGACGGCGTGCTCGACGGGTGGCTCTGCCCCGTTCGGCAGTCGGTCGTCTGGGTCGAGGATCTCGACCTATCGACGATCCGCACGACTGGGGGAGACCTGAACGCCGGCGACCTCGCGGCCGTGCTCGAGCGCGAGGCCGTGCTCCACGGCATGGTGTCGGCGACGATCCAGATCGCGAAGGGGCGGCGCACATTGTGCTTCTGCGCGACGGTCGAGACGGCCCGCCACGCGGCCGAGATCCTCGATCGCCACGAGCCGGGTAGCGCGGCGATCGTGTCGGGCGAGACTCCGCCGGAGCAGCGGCGTGAGATCCTCGACGGCTTCAAGACTGGCCGATTCCGCTATCTCTGCAACTGCGCCGTCCTCACCGAAGGCTTCGACGATCCCGGCATCGAGGTGATCTCGATGATGCGGCCGACGAAGTCGCGTTCGCTCTACACCCAGATCGTCGGGCGCGGCACGCGCACGCTTCCAGGTGTGATCGATGGCCTCGCCACGCCGGCGGAGCGGACTGCGGCGATCGCCCGTAGCTCGAAGCCGTCGATGCTCGTCATCGACTTCTGCGGGAACGCGGGACGGCACAAACTCGTGCACGCGGGCGATGTGCTCGGCGGCGACGAGAACGCCTCGACCGACCGCCTCGAGGCGATCGACGCGATGCGTCGGGACGGCGAGCGCGACGCGAAGGCGGGCGAGTTCGTCGAGCGCGATGTCATGGCCGAGATCGACGAGGCCGAGCGCGAGATCGAGCGCAAGCGTGAGGCAGAGAAGAACCGCGCGCTCCGCGCTCTGGCTCGGTTCACGGTGCAGGACGAGGATCCCTACGGCTACGGCTCGGGTGCGATCGCGACCGAGCGTCGCGCCGTCACGCTCGCCGATCCGCCGTCAGAGAAACAGGTAAGTTTTGCTTTCAAGTTGGGCATCAAGAACGCCGACCGATACGGCCGCCGGCAACTGGCCGCGATCATCGACAAGACCGTCGTTCCGGCGTGGCTCCGACGGCGCGTGGCGCAGGATGGAATCTCGCTCCCGGACACGGCGACGATGCGCGATCTTGGCAAGGCGAAGCGCGAGCGCGGAATGCGATGAGCGATCGCGAGGCGCATCGGGTGGGGCGTACCATGCGCCTATCTGGTGTGGTGCTCGGGGCGGCAGGGGGCAACCCCTGTCGGCCTCGAGCACGAGGAGCGCGGCGTGATGAGTGACGAGTCCAGGTTGAAGATCGCAGGATGGGCCGAGCACGAGGAGGCTCGGCTCTTCGCCGACTTCGAGCGGCTCGGCACGGATCGCATGGCCTCGATGGTCTCGGGCCTCCGGCTCTCGATCGCCACGGAGACCGACCCGCTCAAGCGCGCAATTCTACGGGGTGCGTATCTGTCGGCAGTTCGGTACATCGCGGACTACTGGGGGCGACCCCAGATCGGAGGCATCGATGGATCGCAAGACTCGGCTCCTGCTCGTGAGCCAACTTGACCAACGGCGGGCCGAGGTTCGGGACTACTGGACTTGGATCTCGGAGCAGCCTCGAGGGGCCAAGATTCTCCAAAGTATCTCCGACACGATCGACGATATGATCGAGGACGAAACGAGATCGGCGCAGGCACGGATGCTCGCGCTGCTGGCCGACTGCGGCCTACTGGAGCACATGATCAGAACGAGGCGAACGGATGAGCCAGACCGGAGCGCAGACGCAGGCGGAACCGCCGACGATCAGAGTCGGTGACCTCGTATACATCCGCGCGCGCGTCGAGGCTCGCGTGGTCGATGTGCATCGCCTCGAATACCTGCGCGAGGGACTCGAACCCGGCGAGCGCGTGGTCGAGGTTCCCTCGTACTACATCACGACCGTAGACCGGGACGGGCGCGTGACGAGCGGCTCGGACTTCCTCGCCGTGCACAAGGATCACATGGTGACGGCCGACCAGATCCGCCGAGCGTCGAGGGGCGAGGCGTGAACCGCAGCGCGTGCGAGGTCGAACTCCGACGCACGCGGGACGCTCTGGCCGTCACGACGGCGAAACTCGAGCAGGCCACCAGACAGCGCGACATAGCCGAAAGTCGCGGATGGCGTTGGTTGAACCACGCGATCCAGATCGACGATGCGGTCGATGCCATGATCGAGCACATCGAGAGCGAGATCGGGCGCGGCCGAGGGGCGGCGGCGCACCATCGGATCCTCGATCGGCTCCACGAGTTGAAAGAGAGTTTCCCGGCATGACACGCTACGAGTTCTTCGTCCCGGGCAAGCCGCAGACCGCTGGCTCGAAGCGAGCCTTCCCGCATCGCACGACGGGCCGGATCATTGTCGTGGACGACTGCAAGGGCGGGAAGGTCTGGCGCAAGGCCGTCCAGTACCACGCCGGCGTGGTGTGCAAGGCGATGCTCACGGGGCCGCTCGCGGTCTCGGTCGTGTTCGTGATGCCGAGGCCGCTCTCGCATCGGAAGAAGGACGGCACGACGGCCCCAGGTGCACCGCGCTACCACATCGTGAAGCCGGACACGACCAAGATGCTCCGAGCCATCGAGGACGCGCTCACGGGCATCGCGTGGATCGACGATGCCCAAGTGATCGTGCAGACGGCGGCGAAGCGGTACGCGCGGTACGGCGAGGAACCCGGCGCGCGGGTGACGATCGAACCCTACACGGAGGAGCCATGAGCGAACCGAAGCACGAAGTGATCGAGCACTCGCGGAACATCCATCAAGTGCTCCTCGAAGCCGATCACCCAGAGACATGGGAGCATTGGGTGCTCCTCGCGAGCGACCGACACCACGACAATCCTAAAGCCGACTGGGATCTCGAACGGAAGCACCTCGACCAAGTAGTCGCGCGCGGCGCGTCGTGGGTGGATGTAGGCGACATCTTCGACTGCATGGCGGGGCGTTGGGATCCGAGACACTCGAAGGGCGAGGCGCGCGAGGAATACGCGATGGCACCGGACTACCTCGATGCCATCGTGCGCGACGCGGCCAAGTTCTACGCGCCGTACTCGAAGCACCTCGTCGCGATCGGGCGCGGGAATCACGAGCAGTCGATCCTGAAGCGTCACGAGGTCGATCTCATCGAGCGGCTCGCCGCGCACATGAGCCAGATAAGCGGGCATCGGGTCTATGCCGGCGGCTACGGCGGCTTCGTGCGGTTCTCCGTGAAGTTCCACTCGACCGAGATCTCGGCACTCACGCTCCGCTACTTCCACGGCTCTGGCGGCGGCGGGATGATGTCGCACGGCACGCTCGCGACCCGGCGCATGGCCTCATGGACTGACGCAGATGTGATCGTGTGCGGACACACTCACGACCAATGGGCACTCCGGCTACAGCGCGAGACGCTCGAGGCGACGAAGGGTCGCTTCCATGTCCGGCTACGCGATCAATGGCACATCCGCACGCCGACATACAAGCAGGAATGGAACGACGGGCACTCCGGATGGCACATCGAGACGGGCAAGCCGCCCAAGCCGACGGGGGCGACTTGGATGCGGCTCTCGCTCGTGCGCGTCGAGGCTCCCGAGCGCATCGAGGCCGACAAGCCGAACAAGACCCGCGCACGGTGGCGCGTCGCGGCCCAGTTCATGGAGGCGATGTGAAGCCGTTCGCCTCGTTCTGGGCCACGCTCGCCGGAGTCCGCTACCGGATCCGGTTCGTGCGCTCGGCAGAGATCCCGTTCGATCGATTCGCCGACTGCTCGTCGCCGGAGTCGAGCAAGCGCGAGATCCGGGTGCGCCAGGTTCTACGCGGCAAGGCTCGCATGGAGACGGTGATCCACGAGGCGTTGCACGCGCAGACATGGACGCGCTCGGAGTCCGATGTAGCTCGCAGCGCGCGCGAACTCGCCGCGCTACTCTGGCGGTGCGGCTATCGTGAGGTCGAGCCGTGAATGGAGCAGCGGTTGTGTTCATGTGTTCGCTCATCGGCGCGTTTGTTGCCGCGCTCGTGTGGCTACTGGTCTCGAGACCGTGGGCTTGGAATCACGGGGTCGTGATACGGCCATCATTGCTCGGGCAACCCGGGCACAGGGTGAATCGAAAGCGGAGACGCAAGCCATCAAAGGAGCGAAGATGCCACAGTTGACGAGATCTGTAGTGCAATCGATCCCCGGAGCCGCGATCGGCATCGTGCTCTCGTGCGTGATGCTGCTCGCCGCCTATCTCGGCGCAGGGGCCGCCGGACTCCTCGCGGCCGCGTGTGGACTGATCTCGACGGCCTCGCTGATCGCACTCGTCTTCATGATCGACCGCCCATGAGCACGACCGAAGAAGAGGCGCGCTCGATCGAGGCCGTGCGGCGGTTCTGTTACGACCTCCTCGACCCCAAGGCCACGCCGCGCGTACCGCGTGCCGTGCGCCTGCGGGCGCGCGCCGTGTGCAAGCATCTCCCGGTCGATCTCGGCCTCTTCGCTACCCGCTACCTCGAGCGAGAACTATGCCGCGCAAGCCGCCCACGGTGAAGCACCAGACGCAGGCTTGGACGCTCCAGTCCATCGCCGAGCGCGACCGCGAGCCGCTATGCCGGATGTGCAAGGCGGCGGGACGGCTCACGCCTGCGGTGTGCATCGACCACAAGATCCCGCTCGCCGAGGGCGGATCGATGCACGACCCCGAGAACCTGCAACCGCTTTGCGCCTCGTGCCATCGCAAGAAGACCGCGATCGAGGGACGCGAGCGGCAGGCCGACCGTGGCCGATTCCCGAGCGAGGGTACGGTCGTGCTCGGCGCGCCGGCATCGGGGAAGACCACGCTCGTGAACACGCACAAGGCCGAGGGAGACTTCGTGTGGGATCACGACCGGGTGCTCGCGGCGATGCGTGGGCGTGAGTTCAGCGGCGAGCCAGACGGCGACGCTAGCGCGCTCGCGTTCATGGGGCGACTGCGGCGCAGCGTGCTCGAAGCGTGGCGCGACGGGTGGATCCCAGGTCGGCTCTGGTGGATCACGACGAACGCCGACGAGGCGCGCGCGTTGCGCGATGAGTTCCCGCGTGTGCGGCTCATCGTCGTGCGCGCAAGCCTCGACGATCTCGCGAAGCGCATCGAGGCGCGCCGGCTACCGCGCGAGCGCATGATCGAGATGCTGTCCGCCGCGCGAAACATTGCGGCGAGCATCGATGCGAGCGGGTTATCGGTGGAGACGGCGTTATGAGGACGCGCGATGAGGCCGATACAGCGGGTCGCGGCGCGTCGATCGCCACCGATGCCGCGAACATCTCGGGAGATCGATGCAGATTCGCGCAAGATCGCGTAAGATCGTGCGCGATGGGGGTATGGGGTTATAAAGTTTTGGGCCTCATAGACGGATATCCCCTCGCGCCCGCGCGTACGCGATTCGGACGGTTTTCTAGGATTTTGTATTGACAATGGGACTACGCGGCCCTGCACCTAAACCTGCCAAGTCCCTGCGACTCGCCGGGAGCGAACTCGCGGCGGCTCGCGAGCGCGCCGAGCCACCGAGCGACGAGGTTCTCCCCGAGTGTCCGTCGTGGCTCGACGATGTCGGCCGTGCCGCGTGGAATGACTGGCTCCCGCGCATCGCCGCTATGAAGATTATGTCGAGCGGCGACCGGGACGCGCTCGCGCTGATGTGCGACACATGGTCTCGGTACCTCTCGGCCCGCGAGAAGGTCATCAAACTCGGCGAGGTGATCCCGCTGAAGAACAAGGACGGCTCGCTCCGCCTGCTGAAGCGCAACCCATACAGCGCGATCCTGGCGGAACACGGCGAGCGACTCCGGCGGATGTTGAGTGAGTTCGGATTGAGTCCCGTAGGTCGCGCCCGCATCGGCGCGGCAAAGGAGCAAGCACCAGATGAGCAAGTCCAAGACATCTTCTCCCGCCGTAGACCGGGGGCTTGAGGTCGAGCGCGTCGAGGTCTCGACGCTGCTCAACGATCCCGCGAATGTCCGCAAGCACAACGAGCGGAACCTGGAATCGATCAAGGCGAGCCTCGCCCGGTTCGGACAGCAGAAGCCGATCGTGGTCGGTCGGGACGGCGTGGTGATCGCCGGCAACGGGACGCTCGCGGCGGCTCGATCGCTCGGGTGGAGCATGATCGACATCGTGCGGTCGCATCTCACGGGAGCCGAGGCGACGGCCTACGCGATCGCCGACAACCGGACGGCCGAGCTCGCGGAGTGGGACGAGGAGTCGCTCGCGCAGCAACTCGCCGCGCTCCAGATCGAGGACGAGGAACTACTCGCCGCGACCGGGTTCGACGAGAAGGAACTAGAGGCGATGTCTGGGCCGGCGGAAGTTGAGGAGGACGAAGTTCCAGAGCCGCCAGTAGATCCGATCACGAAGCCGGGAGACCTCTGGATTCTCGGCGAGCATCGCCTTCTCTGCGGAGACTCGACGAAGGCGGAGGATGTGGAGCGGCTGATGGCGGGGGCGAAGGCCGCGGCGATGATCACCGACCCACCGTTCGGCATTTCATACAAGTCGAACATGGACGGCGACCTTCCGAGATCCATAGCCGGCGACAATGACACCAAGGCGAGGGACTGCGCTCTTGGGATGTTCGACGACAAGTTCCCGATCGCCTGCTTTGCTACCTGGCATTGCGTGCCTCCGCGAAAACCGCGGGGGATGCTGATCTGGAAAAAGAATGTCGGAGGAATGGGAGACCTGACTTTCCCGTGGTCGCTCGACTACGAGGTGGTGTGGATATTTGGATCTGGATGGAGCGGACATCGTGGGTCGTCCGTCCTCGAGGGGGAAACCATCTGCACATGGAACACCGGGCCAGCGGCTAGAATCCATCCGCACCAGAAGCCCGTCCGCGTCATCTCGCAGCTGATCGAAAAATCCGCCGGCCTTGTCTTCGATCCATTCCTCGGCTCCGGCACGACTCTGATCGCCGCCGAGCAACTCGGCCGCAAGTGCTACGGGATGGAGATCTCGCCGGCCTACTGCGATGTGATCGTAAAGCGGTGGGAGACGCTCACGGGCAAGAAGGCCGAGCGTGGCGCGTAAGCCTCGCGCCAAGAAGCCGACCGAGCATCCGGCGGCGAAGTGGAACACGATCCCCGGCTATGACGCGATCGCGACGGCGGGCAACTGCACATTCGACGAGCAGGCCGCGCTCCATGTGATCCGGTTCATCGAGACCGCGTGCAAGCTCACGACGAGCACTTGGGCCGGCCTACCGTTCACGCTGCTCCCGTGGCAGAAGGCCGTGATCGCGAATGCGTACGGGTGGATCCGACCGGACGGCACGAGGCGGTATCGGCGCGTTCACATCCTCGTCCCGCGCAAGTGTGGCAAGACCGAACTCGGCGCGGCCCTCGCGCTGTATCACCTTCTCGCCGACGATGAGCCTACGCCCGAGGTCATCTCGATCGCGGCCGACCGCGCGCAGGCGGGCCGATGCCTCGAGGCGGCGAAGCGCATGGTGCGGGCCGAGCCGATGCTCGAGAGCCGCACCGAGGTCTATCAGCACCGGGTGATCGTGCCGAGCACGGCCGGCGTGTACAAGGTGATGTCGAGCGAGGCTCCGAGCGCGCACGGCCTGAACACGAGCGCGTGCATCGCGGACGAGGTGCACGCGATGGAGAATCGGCGCGAGCTGTGGGAGGCGATCGAGACGAGCGTCGGCGCGCGTCGTCAACCGATGCTCGTGACAATCACGACCGCCGGCACGCTCCGCGAGAGTCTCGAGTTCGAGATGTACGACTATGCGTGCAAGGTGCGCGACCGCGTGATCGACAACCCGTACTTCTTGCCCGTGGTCTACTCGGCCGGGGATGGCGACGATTGGACGAGTCCGGAGACCTGGCGCAAGTGCGCGCCGAGTCTCGGGCACACGGTGCACGAGGGGTACTACGCGGAGAAGTGCAAGGAGGCGCAGGAGCAGCCGAGCATGGAGACTCCTTTTCGCACCTACTACCTCTGTCAGCACGTCTCCGCCTCGAACCGATGGCTCCGCATGGCAGACTGGGACAAGTGCCGACTGGAATTCGACGAGTCCCGGCTTGCCGGCCTCCCGTGCTACCTCGGGATCGACTTGGGCGAGACGAGCGACTTGACCGCGCTCACGGCCGTATGGCTTGACAAGGACGAAGCGTGGGTGCGCTCGTGGGCGTTCGCGCCCGAGGAGGGCGCGCAGCGGCGGCAGAAGCGCGACAAAGTGCCCTACCTCGACTGGAGCCGGCAGGGGCATATGAGGCTTACACCGGGCGACGCGACCGATTACGAGTTCGTGCGGCGTGAGATCCTGCGGATCGTCGGCGAGCACAAGGTGCAGGCGGTCGGGTACGACCCGTACAACGCGAGCGGCCTAGCGCAGCAACTTGAAGCCGACGGGCTGCGGCTCAAGCGCGTGCCCCAGAGTTACTACTACATGGCCGAGCCGACGAAGCGATGGGAGGCGATGGTGACGAATCATCGGCTCCGGCACGACGGCAATCCGGTTCTCACTTGGGCAATGTCCAACTGCGTCGTGGAACTCGACGCGAACTCGAACCCGAGGCCGAGCAAGCGACGCTCGACGGAGAAGATCGACCCCGTGGTCGCGGGAATCGTGGCACTCGCGGTAGCACTCGATGCCGCGCCGACGGTATCACAAGCGACACCGTACGCCGAGAGAGGAATCCTATGGCTCTGATCGACTGGTTCCGCCGACCCGCCCCGACTCCCGAGCCGACGCTCGAAGAGCGCGCGGT